AGCAAAATCACAGCAATCTTTAAAGGCTTGGGGCGACCAAAAGTGGACAACCAAGTCAGGGAAGAAGTCGTCCGAGACGGGGGAACGGTACCTGCCAAAAAAAGCAATCGAGTCGCTAAGTCCCCAAGAGTACGCAGCAACAACACGAGCAAAACGAGCAGGCAAAGCCCAAGGCAAGCAGTTCGTGCCCCAGCCAGCAAAAGTAAAAGCAAAAGTAAAACCGTTTAGGAAGATATGAGCACAACAGGGACTACCGCCTTTAACCTAGACATGAATGACCTCATTGAAGAGGCATTTGAGCGTTGTGGTTTAGAAGTTCGTTCTGGTTATGACTTCCGTACTGCACGGCGGTCTTTGAACCTGCTTACTATTGAGTGGGCAAATCGGGGTATTAACCTGTGGACAGTCGAGCAGGGTCAGATCCTAATGAATACGGGTCAGGCTATTTATCCTATTCCTGTGGATACAATTGACCTCTTGGATACCGTGGTGCGTACTAATAACGGTCAAGGCAATAATCAGATCGACATCAATATTAGTCGTATCAGCGAGTCTACATACATCACCATCCCTAATAAAAACGCTACAGGGCGCCCTATTCAGGTATGGATTAACCGACAGTCAGGTAACGTTGCAAACGCCTCACAGGCTGTTTTAAACGGTGCTATAGACGCAGACGACACAACTATTACTCTAGTTAATGCTGCTAACCTCCCAACTCAGGGGTTTGTCAATATTGACAACGAGACCATTGGCTATCAGAACATCGTAGGAAATCAAATACTTAACGCGTGGCGTGGTCAGAACGGCACAACAGCGGCAAGCCACACAACAGCTACGGCGGTATATACCAATAACTTGCCATGTATTAACGTTTGGCCCACACCTAACCCACCTGGAACACAGTACACATTTGTGTATTACAGAATGCGCCGTATTCAGGATGCAGGTAACGGTATTCGTACACAAGACATCCCATTCCGCTTTATTCCCTGTATGGTAGCGGGTTTAGCTTATCAGTTAAGCACTAAGATGCCTGGGGTTGATCCTAATAGAATTATGATGCTTAAATCTGACTATGAACAACAGTGGACACTAGCAGAGCAAGAGGACCGGGAAAAAGCCCCAATTCGGTTCGTGCCACGTAACTCGTTTTATTACAGATAAATGATATGCCAAGTAAATATGCTTCTGGAAAACATTCAATTGCTGAGTGCGATAGATGTGGTCAACGATATATGCTTAAGGAATTACAGATACAGATATTAAAGACAAAACCGTACCAAGTTAAGGTTTGCCCGTCTTGTTGGGATCCAGATCAGCCTCAGTTGTCGTTAGGCTTGTATCCAGTAAATGATCCACAGGCGGTGCGGGAACCAAGACCAGACGTAAGTTATTTAGTATCAGGGCAAAGTGGCTTGCAGATTAACCAGACGGGCATTGGCCCAAATGGGTTTGGTAGTCCAGAAATGGGTAGTAGGGTGTTTCAGTGGGGGTGGAATCCAGTCGGGGGAAGTAGGGGTCCTGATGCAGGTTTAACTCCAAATGACTTGGTACAACAAGTAATTGTTGGTACAGTAACGGTAACGACAACTTAAGGAGTTAAAAATGTATAAATCAGGCGCAGACGGCATTACCAAACAGGGCAAAACCAAAGGTAAAAACCTAGGTAATTCAGGTCCAACAGTGGCTATTGAAAAAGGTCCAAAACACAGCGGCTCTAAAGGCGGCAAAACCAATGCAGATATGAAGAAAATGGGTCGTGGTCTTGCAAAGATTGCTGCTCAAAAGAAAGGTTAATCATGGCTAAATTTTCTATGAAAAAAGGCGGTAAAGAAGTTGGTCCAGCCAGCGTCTATGCTGCACCGCACACAATGGATGGTAAGAAAATAACTACAGTAAAATCTGCTGTTACTAAGCCAGGCAATGGCGTAGATCAGGTAAATATGTCTGTAGGCGGATATACCAAGAATAACGATCAACCAATTAACAAGCATGGTGAGATGAAGATTCGTGGTACTGGCGCAGCAACTAAGGGCGTAATGGCTCGTGGACCAATGGCTTAACTATGAACTACCAGCAGTTATCTGAAGCAATCCAAAGTTACGTTGAGTCTACAGAGCAACTCTTTGTATTCAACATCCCTAACTTTGTCCAGCTTTGTGAAGAGCGGGTGTACAACGCCGTTCAGATTCCTGCTATTCGTAAGAATGTTATTGGTAACTTTACCCAGAGCGATCACTATTTAGCCCTACCTGACGACTATCTAGCCTCGTTCTCCCTTGCTGTTATTGACGCAGACGGTAATTACGAGTATCTGATTGATAAAGACGTTAACTTTATTCGCCAGTCATACCCTAATCCAAGTGAAGAAGGGCTGCCAAGGTATTACGCGCAGTTTAGCCCGTATACCTACATTATTGGCCCAAGCCCTGATGCAAGTTACCAAACGGAGTTGCACTATTACTACTACCCCACTACGATTGTACAGGGCGGCTTATCTGGGTTTGGCACTATTACCCCTGGCTCTGGATATACCAACGGTACATATGAGAATGTGGCGTTAACAGGCGGTGATGGCTCAAATGGCACAGCTACAATAACCGTATCAGGTGGTTCTGTAACCGCAGTAACTTTAGTAAACCCAGGGTTTTTATATCTTGTAGGCAACTCTTTAAGCGCTGCTACCTCTACAATAGGGGGTACTGGAAGTGGATTCTCAGTGCCTGTAAATAATATTCAAAACGCAGCTGGTACTTCTTGGCTGGGTGATAATTTTGAATCAGTTTTGTTGTATGGTTCGTTGCGTGAGGCTATCATCTTCCAAAAAGGTGAACAAGACTTAGTTGCATACTACGAACAGAAGTACCAAGAATCCTTAGCATTACTCAAAGATTTGGGTGATGGTAAAGATAGACGCAGTGCCTACCGTGATGGACAACTTAGACTGCCCGTACCTGGGCCTGTTAGATAATTTTTTAGGAGCAAAAAATGGCAATTACCCAAGCAATGGCAACAAGTTTCAAGGTTCAAATCTTGAATGGTCAACATAACTTTTCAGCAAATACGTTTAAATTAGCTCTGTATACCAGCTCAGCTACTTTAAATGAGAACACAACTGCTTATTCAGCAAGTAATGAAGTAGCTTCTGCTGGCAACTATTCTGCTGGTGGCAATACTTTATCGGTTAGCGTAACTCCAACAAATACTGGCAACGTGGCTTTTATCTCGTTCTCAAACAGTTCTTGGGCAAATGCAACAATTACCGCTAACGGCGCTTTAATCTATAACGCTAACTTGGCAAATGCGGCTGTTGCTGTATTGGCTTTTGGTGGTGATAAGACATCGACCAACGGTACATTTGCTGTTAACTTCCCAACTGCGGACGCAAGCAACGCCATTATTCGTTTGACAGCTAGTTAATTAGGAGAGCTTTATGGCTTTGATTCTGAAAGATAGGGTTAAAGAAACTAGCTCTAGCTCTGGCACAGGCAATATTACGCTTGGTGGTGCATTTCCTGGCTATCAAACGTTTGACGCCGTTATAGCTACTGGTTCTACCGTTTATTACACCATTCACAATTTAACGGCTGGTGATGATGACGAGTGGGAAGTTGGTCTTGGTACGTTCACGTCCCCAGCTACGTTAGCTAGGACTACGGTTCTTTCTTCGTCTAATTCAGGATCGGCAGTTAACTTTACCGCTGGCGCAAGTGGTCTTGAGGTGTTTATTACTCAGCCAGCTGAAGAAGCAGTCTATTTAAACAATGCTACAGGCAAAGTTGAGATTGGTGGTAATGGCACAAATACTGTGTCGTTTACTAATATCAACACAACCAACTTAACTGCTAGCACAGTTACTTTAACGGCTGGAACAATTAGCACCAATGCTGCAAATGCTACGGATATTACAAACAAAGCCTATGTAGACGGTTTAGTTACCTCTGGTATTCATTTTCACGAACCTGTTTTAGTTGAAGAAGATATAGCTTTGGTTGCTGTATATGCCCAACCAAATGGCGCTAGTAACGGTGTAGGCGCAACACTTACAAATAACGCTGCTAATGCCGCTCTTGTAGTTGATGGTGTAAGCGTATCTAACACAGCCCGTATTTTGGTTTATGCGCAATCTAACGCAGTGCAAAACGGTGTTTATACAGTTACTAATCCAGGTAACGCTTCTGCGCAGTGGGTGTTAACCCGTGCAACCGATGCCGATACTTTTGGTTTGACTAGTTCTGATAATTTAGGAGAAGGTTCAACTTTCTTTGTATCGTCTGGTAATACAGGCGCTGGTCGGACGTATACATGTAATACAACAGGCACAATTACGTTTGGCACTACAGATATTACGTTTGCGCAGATTAGTTCTTCCCAAATTTATTCTGCTGGTACAGGTCTTACCCTAGCCAATTTGGCATTTAGCATTTCTAATACAGCCGTTACAGCCGCTACTTATGGCGATAGTGGCAACGTTGCTCAAATTACAGTTAATGCTCAAGGTCAACTTACCAATGCAGCCAACGTAGCCATTAATGCTTCTAGTATTACAGTAGGTACTTTGGCTAATGCTAGAACAACAGCTTCAGATGCTAATGGAGCAAACACAATTGTATCTAGAGACATTAACGGCTCCTTTGCTGCTAACGTAATTACGGCTACCACGTCTAACGCCACAACCTTTAATGGTACAACAGGTAACTTCACAAGCATTACTGGCAACGGCGTAGCTTTAACAGCTATCAATGCCTCTAACGTAACTTCAGGCACCTTAGATAATGCCCGTACAACAGGTAATACGGCTAACAGCGCAAGCACAATAGTTCTTCGCGATGCGGACGGCAGTTTTGGCGCTAATATTGTTACGGCTACATTTAGTGGTAACGGCGCTACCTTATCTGCAATCAACGCTTCTAACATCTCGTCTGGCACGATTGATAACGCTCGTACTACAGCGGCTTCTGCTAACGGGGCTTCTACTATTGTTCAGCGTGATTCTGGGGGTAACTTTGCAGCCAACACAGTAACGGCTGCTGTTATTGGTGATCTGTCTGGCGGCTCAAATATTAACGCTTCAAACGTTTCTTCGGGGACTATTGCAAATGCGAGAACTACTGCTTCCTCTAGTAACGGCTCTTCTACTATTGTTCTGCGCGGAGCTTCTGGTGAATTTGCTGCTGGGGCTATAACAGGCGCATCTTTCTCTGGTAACGGCTCTTCCATTACTGCCATCAACGCTTCAGCGATTACTACAGGAACTTTAGATAATGCCAGGACTTCTGCTACTTCTTCCAATGGTGCTTCCACTATTGTTGTTCGTGATGCTAATGGTTCCTTTGCTGGGAATGTAATCACAGGAACTACGTTTAGTGGTTCGGGTGCGTCAATAAGCTCGATTAATGCCTCAAATATCAGCACGGGTACAGTATCAACCGCTCGTTTAGGTTCTGGCACTCCGAGTGCTTCAAACTTCTTACGGGGTGACGGTTCTTGGCAGGTTGGTGTTGCTGGTCCTACTGGTCCTACTGGTCCTACTGGCCCGGCTGGCGGTCTTGGTCCTACTGGTCCTACTGGTCCCGCTTCAACGGTTCCCGGACCTCCCGGCCCTACTGGTCCTAATGGCCCTGCTGGCGGTCCTGGTCCTACTGGTCCGCAAGGCGGTCCTGGTCCTACTGGTCCGCAAGGCGCTCCTGGTTCTGTTGGACCTACTGGTCCTTCTGGTCCGGCTGGCGGTCTTGGTCCTACTGGTCCTACTGGGCCACCCGGAACTCCGTCGACTACTCAAAATGCCGTAGGAAGTTATGCTTTTATGCAACTAAGACCTTCTTCATCTGGTGGATTTGGGAGTAACTATTCAGTTGGCAGTGGTGGCAATCAAGTAATGGTTGGAATGCTTACTCCCGACTCCGATTCTACAAATCAAGGCAACGACCAAACGTTTGGCTGGAATTTAGGAACTAGTGGTATTTCAGGCACATGGAAATGGATGGGAAATGTAAACGGCGGTCGACATTTTGCGATTGCTGTTAGGGTTTCCTAAAGTAAAGGGCACAAGTGCAACATAAACCCATCTGGTTTCTAGGCAATATCCCCCAAGACCTTTGTGATAAAGCAATTGGGGAATTTAAGCTCGTACCTGCTAGATCAGCTTCTATGGGGGAGGATGGTGCGTTTAATAACAACTCCCACCGTAACACCACCGTGCGGTTTATACCACCAGGGCATTGGCTAGCTGCGGACATGCGTAGTTTTGGTGAGCATGCAAGCAAAGAATGTAAATGGGATTTTGACATCACTGGGAATGAAAACATTCAGTTTGCAGAGTATGCTGTAGGTCAACACTACAGATGGCACATTGACACTTTTCCGCTGGGGTTTCAAAAGTTTGACCGAAAAGTTACAGTAATCATATTGATGTCTGATCTCGCCGAGTATGAGGGTGGAGAGTTATTTGTGCGGTTATATCAAGACTATAAACCCGAACTTAAAAAAGGTTCAGTAATAGCTTTTCCTTCGTTTCTTGAGCATCAAGTAACTCCTGTAACGTCTGGGATTAGATATAGTGCAACTATGTGGCTAAATGGACCGGGGTTTAAGTAATGACCTTTGGTTTCTCGCCCTACGCAGCGGCGCCGTTTGCTGATACTGGTGAGCTTAGTCTTGGTATTTCAGTTCAGCTTACTGGAGTATCTGCAGTAGGTGTAGTTGGTACAGTTAGTTTTAATACTGATCAGAATCTTGATGTAACAGGCGTAAGCGCAGTAGGTACAATAGGTACTGTAACAATTGAAGCCGATGGAAGCCTTGAATTAGTTGGTATTAATACACCGTGCTTAG